GCAATAGCTTTTTTCTCTAAGTTAGAGAAAAACGTATTAGTCTCACTGATTTTACTACCTAATTGATCAACGATGCCGGTAAAAATAAGATCCTCAAGTCTTACTAAATCTTTACTAGCCATTTCAAATGCTTTTTGTCGACTGAAAAGATATTTTTGTATATTGGCAAGCATCTCATCATCAGATTTTTTTTGCGCATCAGCCGCCAATTGTATATTTTTAAGTCGTGTTTTCAGTGCTAGATTACTTTGCTCTTCAAATACTTTTTGTGCATTTATAGCTTCTATTTTTCCTTTATTGAAATAATTATATAATGCCATACCAGCGAGTGTAACAGCACCTGCAATTATTACACCTGGAAAAGTTATTCCACTCAATGTTAATACTGCTCCTATAGCTTCAGCTTTTAGGGCTATAAAAGCGACACTAACAGCAGCAACAGAAGCACCCAAGACTTTCAAAGTTTCTACACCACCACCAAATGTATCAAACACACTTTTAATTGCCTTATTTATATCTCGACCCCAATCAATTAATACATAATTCTTAACTCTATTTAATTCAATTTCGACTTGTTTAGCGTTAGTCTCAAAAATAATATCACGTTTCTCGAATAATTCTTTAGCACCTGCCTTGCTAATCTTCTCTAAATTTTCAGCATATTGTTCAGCACTTTCATTTGCTAGACCTAACACACCTCGAATAGCACGTACTCTACCCCACATTTTGCCTAATGCGGTAGCTGAAGATCCAGCCTTTTCCGATAATTTATCCAGGAATCCTTGAAAACCGTAAGCCTGAATACCAGCTTCAGCTCCAGCGATACCCAATTCTTTATATTGTTTTTTCAGTTCTTCAGTCGGTCTAATTAATTTTAACATGATATTAAGCATCAATGTGCTTGCTTCATTATATTTCAAACCACTCACTGTTAGTGTTGCTACAGCAGCACCAACTTCATCAAGAGCAATACCTAATTGTGCAGCAAGTACGGTAATTCGACCAAAAGAATTAGCAAATTCTTCACCTCTCAAGCGACCAAGTTCAATAATCTCAGCTAATTTTCCACCGACTATAGCAGCATCTTCCACTTCCATATTATATGAATTTATTACTGACGACAACAGTGCAACAGAAGCTGACGTCTCCGTCACTGATGCAGTAGCAAATTTTTGTGCAGCTGCCATAAATTCCATAGAATGTGCAGCATCGGTAACTTGATTAGAAAGTGCTTGATAAACACCCTCCGCTACAGTTTCAATTGGAGCACCAACTAAATCAGAAAACTCACGAACCTGATCTGATAACCCTTCAAAATCATCACGAAATCCTCGCCCAATCGTTTGAATTTCTGCAAGCGAGATTTCATAATCACGCGCCGCGGCTACTCCCTCTGATAACGCAGATGTTACTCTTGTTATTGCTTGGTGCATAACTTGGATAGCAAAAATTCGAATAACGCTTTGCCAACTTAATAGAACTTTTTTTGCCGCTTTTTCTTGTTTTTTCGCCCCGCTCTCGACACTTTTTGTGGTTTTACGAACAACTTGGGCGACTTTTTTATGTTCATCGCTAGTTTTTGCAGTAGTTTTATTCGTAACTTGTGCTGCAGCATTAATATTTGCAAGTGTACGTTTAACTTGACCACCTTGAATGTTAAAAACACGCGTCGCATTTGCAGCCTTACGCATAGCTGAAGTATAACTTAGAAGCGACGCATCTAAATCTTTCAGCGTTCGAATAGCTTGAGCAGCTTCAAACCCTAATACTGTGCTTAGTTGTTCTGCCATTAGATTTTAATCTTCACGGGTTTGAATACTGGAGATGGTAACGTTACAGTCTGTGCCGCTACACGATACATTGATGCACCAGCGGCAAAAGATCGCCAGGGTGCAGATTTACTGACATCAACATTTTCGTATTCCTGTAAAACATAGTGTGGTACACGTGAACTAATTTCAATTGTAAAATTAGTAGGGCCATAGATTGATTTTACCATCCCCATAGGTTGTCCTAAATGTGTGCGACTCTTAACAACAGGCATAATATCAATATGGCCACCAACTTCTTCAGCCACATTTAACAATGAACCACGTGCCATTCCTGACCAAACGGGAACTCGACCCGTCACAGCATGTAACCAAGTTTTTGTTACACGTTGTAACTCGCTTTTCAAATGAGCCTCTAAGCGTCTTTGAAAAGCACTAAGATCGAGTTTTGCTCCCGTGAAATGGCCGGTAAATTTCATACTTGCAATGTTACTTTCGGGTCTTCCAGTGTACGCACTTGATCAAATCCTATTAAATCACTTTGTACATCGATATTACAATCATCCCAAGCCTCTTTAACCCCAGGTGGTCTTACTCTGGAACGTTCACAGGCTCGCCAGATGGCATAATACTCAGTACGACCGGCGGGGAGGTAAATTCTTCTTGTTGTGCCTCCCGCTGAAGTAAAAAACGTTCACGCGCGGCTTGAACCTTCGCCTCCGAAAGTGCATTAACCGCAATAGCACCACCAATAATGCGATTAATTTCGACCTCATTAAAGCCAGAGTCTTTCAATTCTTCGCGTAGAAGTAGCCATGTAGATGAATCTGAAAGATCCACCTTCTCCCATTCTAAATTTTCAGTAGCTTCGAGTGATTTCAAAATTGTCCAAGCGACACGTTGTTCGGCATAATGATCCAACGCCTTTACAAAAGCTGGATCACTCATATTCGGAACATCTGTACCACCTTTTATTTTTCTCATCGGCGGTTTTGGTGCTGGACACATTTTTTCAAACACATCCATATCAAGAACAGCCTCAACATTAAGAATAATGTCTTCGCCGTTACCGCGAGGAATTACAATAACATCTCGATTCGGCCCTTCGATCCTTTGACCGTTAAGTTTCATTACGTGTACCTATGGATTTCTGGTTCTAAGATGTTGCACTTACCGGAAGCTGAAACTTGCGAATCATTGATATTATGATCAAGTGCTTCAACACGAAAATCTGCAAAAACAAACTTTTCTTTTGCATTAGTGGTCGAGCAAGCAGGAACATTCCATATTTCAATAATAACACTCTTCGGTTCACATTCATCATCCGCACTACTTACCCAATCAGCTGCCGGTCCAGTTCCTTTCAGAGCTTCCTCGATAGTAGGTACAGCGGCACCACAAACAGAACTAATATAGTCCCACTCAAAATCAAAAGACAATTCAAGCGGCTCTTGATCTGCATTTCTCACAGTATTCAAGAGTCCACGATTCTTTCGGTATTCACGATTATACGTCTCTTTGTAATTCGCATTACCTTCACCAATTACAATCTCGATCTTTCGGCCTTTGAAATGTACCAAGCCACCAGCAGTCGTAGCTGTCAATACACCCGGAGTAATAACCAGATCCGTGGTTGCTGTCGGTGCGACACCGGGCGTGTCAATAGTCAAAACTGCATCTTGATTATCAGTATAATCCTGAAGCGTGAGATCGTCAGTAATCGTAAGAGGTTGATCACCAAGAGTACCTGAGAACGTGATAATCCAATCAGGCGGCGGCGTACCAGCAGCTGCGACTGTTCCTTCGCCTACCGGAACATTACAAAGTGCCTCAAGAGCCAACTCAACAGTAGCAGCGGCCGCATTATACGCAATTGGTTCAGTGACTTCGCCGCGAAACGTGAGCGTAAATGTTCCAGCAGTAGCCGTGCCAGGATCCGCATGAAAAATAGTGTCAGTGCCACCAGTTCGAGTCGCACTAGCAACAGTATACTCTTCATCGGGTTCATTGCCGAAAGTAACGCAAGCACCATCAGGAACATTCAAACCACAATCTGACAAAGCGATAGCTGTAGTACCAATTGCTTCAATATCTGTAGTAGTAGGCGTTTGATCACCATTATCAAAACCATCTCGAATATACATAAATGTTTCTTTCAAATCAATTGGGGCAAACGCAACGAATTGCGGTTTTGCTTTTAGCATTGTTGACTCCTACGTGGTTAGATGCATCTTGTATGTTCCTTCTACCGTACCTTGTACAATATCAGTATCCGGACGAATTTTACCAAATTGATTAGTACGAACAGAATTATTTTTATCCATCACAACTTGTAATACACCGAGGAAAGTATCCCCGTCCCCATAACGGTAAACACAGATACTTTGTAATGTTTGTGCTATTAACCCGGCCAATATTTGTGGACCATACATCGTCGTTTTACTCATATGACATGTGAATAGTACATTGATTTCAAAATCAAGCTTAAAATAACCTTTACTTAATTCTCGAATATGTGGACCGTCAGTTCGTAACTCAATGTACTCAGAGTAATTTTGTGTTTTACGCTCCTGTCCCTCAATAAATAAGTGTACGCCATTGTCATCCGCCATTGTCTGAAAAACTTTGAGAACAGATATTTGAATCCAGCGTGACCAATTTTCATTCATGTTTTCACCGCGGCTGTTGAATCAGTGGCAATTATAGTTTCTTCAATAGTTTGATTCGATGGATCTTCTAACACTTGACCAACAACGTGACGCATTTTAACACCAAAAATTGTCTCTTCAATAAAATCTTGTATTTCAACAACTATGTATTCTTCATTATTGTAGATTACTCTGTCATCAATGGCTATTTCGTCAATATCACGTACATCCAAAAAGATTACACGATCAGTCGGATCAAAAAAGCTACCAGTCATAAAATTCTTGTTCGAGGCGACATAAGTTAAATCATACACAAATGACCGAAAATTACGTGCCGGTAGAAAAATAGCTCGTTTTATACTATGATAACTAAAAGTTGGTCGTTTCGTGCCGTTTATTAAATCTACATCAACGCTTAATGTTTTTACAATCAATATTTGAAAGCCGTAATCACGTTTAAGATCATAGACAAGCTGTCGTAGGAACCGTGCGTTTTTACGGCGTTCACGCATTAGAGAAGATACCTTACAAGAATAGCACCAACAACAGTGGCCGTGATAGTAGCACCACCACCAATAATTGTCCAAAGAATACGATTATGTGCTTTCTTTGATTGCTCTAAACGATCAACACGTAAAAAGAGACCAGGCTTATCAACATCACTAGGATCACCACTCAAGGCTGCTACAATACTATCAAGTTGTCTTTTGATGTAATCCAATTGCAATAGAATTTTTTCTTCATTCATGTTACTCTCCAGAAAAAGAAGCGGCTTCCGTGCCGCTATGTGGTTATCGTATCAGAACAGCGCCACGGTCCACGTCAAGAACTTCCACTCCACAGAGTAGATCCATAGTCACAAGATGACCTTGTGCAGTACCATCATAGGTGATGACTACACGCATAGCCAAATCATTATACGAACTCACACCAGAAAGTGCAGTACCAGCCTTCGGCAACGCCAACGGACGCACAACCAAAGCTACAGCACCCTCATCAAAAGCAAAATTAAATTGTCCAATCGGGCCGAAATCAACCATATCGTCATCAACCAATGCTGCTTCAAGCGGACGGTCGAGAGTAATGAAATAATCAGCGCCATTGGCGTCAACAGCAATAATACAATACTCGCCCGTGATTACCACATTCGTAGCAGCATCAGATGCAAATCCAACAAGCTGACCGACTTGCGGAACAACACCCTCAGCACTGTCTACATTGATTTGCTTATCATAACCAATCGGGTATTCAGTTACACCAGCATGGCCGGGCAAATCAATAGTACCACGAGTATAGTAATTAACATCAGTATTATCAGCCAAAGCTGTAAGCAAAGGACGATCAAGCGTCAATTTTGTGGCAGCAACCGTAGTCAAACGATACACACCGCCATCATCCTCAAAAGTAACATACATACCAGGTTGCATGATATTAGTAGCATCAGTCACAACAGTAAAGCTCGTATCACCAGCAGCAATATCCGCTTGATTAATATCACCTTCAGCACCATCAGCAGGCGTGGTGTACGTACCAGTCGGAATAGACGAAACATTTTGACACATGAACGTATTGAAGCCAAGCTTTCTACCGAGGGATGCTTCTCGCAGAGCAGTACCCTGGTCACCAACTTTTTCAGCACTAATGAACAGATCAAGCTTCAAAGCTTCCGTTTCTGTGACCGGGCTCAAAATCAGATTACGACCGATCGCGGGAACCTTGTTCACATTCATCTTATTACGTGTATCGAGAATAGCGTCCTTAATATCATCAGCAGTCACATCGGGATCAATAGCGACCTGGTTATCAAGAAATTGATAGACCTGGCCGAGTAAAATACGATCAATATGCTCTGCCAAACTCTTAGCTGCTGGTTGCAAGTACGTTTTAACAAGATCCTGAAAAGAGAGACTCTCTTCACCATCTCTAATCATGAATGAAGTATGAACATGCTGATCCAATGTAACAGGAACATTCGTAGCGGTTGCGGCCTGGACCGTAATATCGTCATTTACGCCCTTACGTCGAGCAGTAAACGTACCCGGCTTACGCGTATTAACAACATCACCAAAAGTAGCAATTTCGTCACTAAAATCAGAGTGAACAAGTCTACCAATAACCATATTCTCTTCAAGAATAGCCAACGACTCAGCGGCCCAAACTTCGGGTACCCAAGCGCGATCATTGGTATCAAAATCATTATCAAAAGCTACAAAACTAAGAGTTTTCATTTTTTTCCTTATCTGGGGTTAGGGTTTCCAACCCGGAATATTCCCTACCGCCCAAAGAGTTCCGGTCGCTCTTTACGCAGTTTTCGGTACTGAGCAGGATCGTTTTTCGCGACTTGAACAAGATCAATATCACCCTTCTTACCTTTATTACCTGAGCCACCAACACCACTAAATTTACTATTTGTAAATAAATTACCGCATGATTCAAGTTCAGACATTCGTTTGACGGCTTCCGGTACAGTAAGATCAAGAGTGATAGGTTTTCCGTCCTTGTCCATATCCTTAAACGCTACTCTTGCCTCAAAAGTACCACTCGGTTTGCCGGCATCATCAGTTTTTTCTGTCAATTTTGTCGCAGGTCGCAATAATGCTGTAATTTGCTCCGTTGCAACAGCCTTATTTGCGACTGCAGCTTGGGCAATTTCTACATCAATAGTTGCTTCTGTATAACGTGATTGCCAAGTGTCGCGGTCGGTTGACAGTGTTTTTACTTGAGTTTCATGTGCATCCTTGGCTTTTTCTGCTGACTGCCGCGCTCGTTCCTCAGTCGTCATATATTTAGTTTGCAGTTCATCAATTTGTTTTTGCAAATCTTCACGCTCTTCGGCACTCAACGCTACACTTTTCTTAGCTTCCGCTAATTGATCGGCTAATTGGCGTTGAACATCTTGCGTCTTACGCTTTTCTCTTGCAAGAAAAGTGTTAACATCATCTTGATTAAATATCTTTTCATCCTTTTTCTTAGCAGCAGCAGAATCATCACCTTCGAAACAAACAAAACTCTTCATGGTTATTACTCCTAGGATACCCTATGAATTTTTACAGTTCCAGACGCCTTGAGATACGGTTTGAGATATTGCCAAGCATAGGCGCTTGGAATACCTGCCGCAAAATGCGCTGGAACCTCCTCGCGAGCATAGGTGGTTCTCGCTGAGGATATGCCTCTAGCTACAACAGCTAAATTTTCTAATTCCAAATCAGGATCAACACCATCGAGTAAAGCAAATGCGACTTCATAACAAGCGATTTTAATATCATCAGGAACTTCTTCATCCCCTACAGCTTCATCACCATAGTATCGTGGAAATTCTTCAGTCTGATCGGAATCAACTTTCGTACCAGCAAACTTGAGTCTATCGATACGTGCTGATGCTTCCAAAAGTGCTTTTGTTTTGTCACTATTTGTTGATGCCGTCCACTCACCGACATGAAGTCGAGTAAGAAAATAAGTGTCTGCGTTAGCATATGTGTCGTAAGCTGCCATGTTTCTCCTTAGAATTTATTAAAATAGCGTGACAAACAAAAATCAAGAGGTATATTATCGAAACCATATCCAATTTGTCCAACAGCCGTACTATTAAATGGAATACCGTAGATTACACCATTTGGTGCTAAAATTCCACTCGTCCATTTATCGCCACCGGCTAAATTACCAAAGGTTGTAGCAGTATCAGTGGTAGGATCAATTTCTAAAACTGCCGTACTATCCCACGGAATACCGTAAATCTTACCATTTGGTGCCAAGACACCACCCATCCATTTACTACCACCAACTAGACTACCAAAGGTTGATACAGTGTCAGTAGTAGGATCAATCTTTAGAACAGTTGTACTATCAAACGGAATACCGTAAATCATTCCATTCAGTGCTAAAACACCACCGTACCACTTAAAATTACCACCTGTAGTACCGATAGTTGTGTGACTATCATCCGATGGATCAATTTTTAGAACAGATCCATGGCTAAATGGAATACCATAAATCATACCATTCGGAGCTAAAACGCCGCCTGTAAAAGCATCACTGGTGCCTATAGTACCGAAAGTTGTAGCGGTATCATTAGTGGGATCAATCTTCAAAAATGCATTATGATTATAGGGCATACCATAAATCATACCATTCGGAGCTAAAACACCACCACACCATTTAATATCTTGAATAGGCAGACTACCGAAGGTTGAAATAGTGTCAGTAGTAGGATCAATTTTTAGAACGATTGTCATATCACGTGGAATACAATAAATCATTCCATTTTCAGCTAAGACACCACCTTGATATTTAGCTGTTTCAACTATACTACCGAAAGTTGAAGCAGTATTAGTGGTAGGATCAATTTTTAGAACAGTTGAACTTGTGTAAGGCACGCCATAAATCATCCCATTTTCAGCCAAGACACCACCAAACCACTTATTAGCACCAGCTAGACTACCAAAAGTTGTGCCAACTCTATTTGTTTGTGGATAAGCTGTACCCCAACGCTTTGAAAATGCTTCCTTTGTCTTAATCCAATTAGTAGTTTCCCAACTAGGATATGGTGGAACAGGAGTAATCAAAGTATACCCAAACACATTACACTCCTATCCAAGTTAAAATTTGATCTGCAGCTGTTGAAATGGCATACAGATTTTGTAGGTCAGAGAAGGGAAGCATTAAACTGCCGCCTGGAACAATTGGGAACCCCCCCGAGAGCGGGTCAGAATTCGCTGTCACATTACTTTTTCCAATCCAAATAGTTTTTGTATTATCCGTATTGGCAAGAAAAATAATACCATATTTCAAACGCCTTACTTGATCATTTAATACACTTGCGGTTACATCAATTACACTATTGCCATGTACGCAATGCTTACTTGCAACTGTTTGAACATTATTGTGTATTCTTAACATATTATCTCCAAATTGTTTTGTAACTTGTACCTAATTGACCGTCAGGTAAAAGTGTGTTGACTACAATGTCCCAAGTATTATTAAGTAAAGTGTAATCAACTATTTTGGAATAATGATCACCATCTAAATCTAATTTAATTTCAGTATTACCAATTTTACATACAGGGAAATCTGAAATGATAGTGATTTTAATATCGAAAGTTGTTGTCGTACAATATTCCAAACCATTGTCTGTAAATCTTTTGTCTGTTACTGTTTCTTTAACATCTTGAGGATTAATGTCCGCAATTGAAATTTTACTATTGTGTGCAGCAAGAGACAAAATTTTCCGCTGTAAGTCTTTTTGATTAATGAGTGAATCATAATCATTCCAAATGTCTTGAAGGCAACTCATTATATCTCCTTGTAATTCTTAATTGTCCAGTGCCTCTGCTTCTGAAATCATTGCTTCCCACTTAGCTTTTTCTGCTTCTTGGATTGCAATATCATCCTCACACATTCTAATAAAGTTTTGTATTTGTTTTATTGTATATTTCCGCACTTTTGGCGTAGTGAATTCAAATACTTCTTTGTCTAGTTTTTTACCATTGTTCCTACACGTGTTTTGCATGACTTACATCATACCAATTACTTCCATCACAAACAAATGAAAATCCACCACCATCTATTGTTTCATCTGCCCGGGTATGCATATAAAAATCTTGATTAATTCCTTCTGTATCTTCAAGGGTTAGTGTATTTGTCCAATCACCGATGTAAGCAACCCGTAAAATTTGTCCAGCAACACCACCTACTAATCCACCGAGAGTAATATTTCCACTCGTTGTATTAACTAAAAGCGTATTGACTCCTGATACATCAGTATCATCTGCTGACGCCGTAATTGTTGTTGTATTAGAAGCTATTGCGCCATTCACATCCAATTTACAACTTGGAGTAAAATCATTGACACCCATATTTCCAGAATCATCTACAGTTATTCTTATATTACCTGCACCGTCTGCAAGAATAACATGATTTTGTAAATCAATGGCTAATCCAGTTACTCTTGCACCAATGATAGTATTATTATCACCAGTTGTAATACCTCTACCTGTGCCGTAACCAATAATTGTATTGTGATCCCCTGTTGTTACATCATAACCTGCACTACTTCCAACACCAACATTCCATTGACCCGTGGTCATACGCATTGCATCATAACCAACTGAAGTATTATAATGACCAGTAGATGTATAAAGTGAATAATTTCCAACAGCAACATTATAATCACCGGTAGTATTAGTATAAAGTGCATTAGGTCCAATACCAATATTATAATCACCATCCAGATTATTAAAAATTGCTCCTCTTCCAATAGCAGTATTTTGATCACCATGTATATTTTCTCTAAGTGCATGTGTTCCAATAGCAGTGTTATATTTACCATAAGTATTTTTATACATCGCCCATCCACCAATGGCAGTATTTTGACCACCTGAAGTATTAGCATTAAGTGCATCTCCTCCAACACCAACATTACCATAACCATAAGTATTATCTTCAAGTGCATATCCTCCAAAAGCAACATTACCATAACCACTGAGATTATTCTTAAGTGCATTTCCTCCAACTGCAACATTATCATAACCATCTGTATTATTACTAAGTGCATTAGTTCCCATGGCAACATTATAATCACCATACGTATTATGTTGTCCTGCAGCCATACCGATATACGTATTATTTACACTGTTTTCACCACGTACTTCAAAAGTA